ATGAGAAACATCAAAAATTCTTGAATAATCTTTGAAACCAAGCATTTTTAAAATTGTTGATTTTAATTTTGCACCTTCTCTGGCAGCGTAGTATTCTTTAACTAAGTTTTTATTGTTAAGATTAAGTATTTTATCTTCTTCTATCTCTCTTCCGTCGCTCATTGTTCTCCTCCTACACAATAAATAGTTTATAAAAGAAAACCCGCCGTAAAGCGGGTTGTTTGATTAGTTGCTTTTTGATTTTTTTATTTGCTCTTGCTCATCTTCTTTTTGTTTTACAAGCCTTTGGATAAACCATTTTCTTAAACCAACTGGGATTGAATAAGACTCATAAAGAGAAAATCCTCCATGATATTTAAGAGCGAACATCTCTTCGTAAATAACTTCTTGATAATTAGATGTCAGGCCAAAGGAAGCGAAAGTTGATAGGGAGTTCTATCTCAACCTCCGTACCACAGTTTTTGCAAACATAGTCGCCTTTCATTTCAACGCCAGGCTGAATCTCTTTCAAGACTGTCTTTAAGTGCTTTGAGTCTTTTAAAGGCATGTTCTCTACATAGCTTGAAACAAGATTTGGTGAATCATTAACTGAAACAATAATTAATTTATAAGTTTCTAATGAAGAAGAAAAATCAATATTGTGTTTTTTATATTTTTTTTCTTTATCAGCCAAAGCTTTTTCATCAGCAGAGGTCAAAAAGCGTACTTCTACTTTTGCTTTTGTTTTTGGTGCTGTATAAACAAAAGTATTGTTTTCTGTTCTTTCAACGCCATCAATTAAGGTTAAAGGCTTGTGTTTAACACATTCCTCTAAGTCAAATACTTGCTCTCCTTTTGTCATACAAGAACGACAAACAGTCTCAACAGGATATTCATCGCCGTAAGCAGAGCGACGAATTTGAGTTAAGACAGCGTTCTTATCTGCTATTAAAAGATCATCAATGTTGTAGTTTTTTGCCACTATAAGAGATTCTAGCAACTTTTCTACAACTGTGCCTTGTTTTAAATAAGACTGGTTAAGAAGAATGTCTTCTTCTTTTGCTGTCATTTGTTTTACTTCAACAACGGGGTTTTCTCTAAGGGGGTGCCCTTCTGGGTAAAACTCTCCACCTGATGGAAGTTCAACAATATCATTTGCGGCTACAAAAGAAAAGTCAGCAACCTGCTGAGCCATGGCAGGTGCTGGTTCTGGTGATTGCTTGGGGGCTTCTGGTGCCCCCAGGCGGTCTTGATTGTTTCTCATTATACTCCTAAAGTGTTAGTTTGAGCCAAATCCATTAATGGTTTCGTTACCGTTATTATTTCCATAGAATTTAAAGAAATCATATTTAAGTGAGACTTGAATTTCTGAAAGATCTTCATTTCCATAGTCAAGGCTTGATGGGAAGGTAAGCTTGTTAACCCAAGCGTTGTAAAGTTCAAAGCCAATTTTTCCGCCTTGGCCATCTTCACCATTACCAAGCTGATAGATTATTACGTTTCCAAGCCCTCGATTAACTGCATCCTGCTTTGTAATTAAAGACTCTTTAGCGTTGTTGAGGTCGCCGGGTGTATTATAGCCGGTTTCAACAAATTTTTGAAGTATTTTTTTTGTTATGTCTTGATCAATAGCATCAACCACTGTAAAAGAGATTTCATTTTAAGTTACAGTTCCTGGAAAATAAAAAGTATGATTTAAGAACTTATGTTCTCCTGCTCCCACTGTAATTTCAGGAAGGTTAACTGTTTTAACAATCCAAACAGGAAGTCCACTCATACTTACTAAAAATTTAAAATTTCTTCTAGGCTCGGTACCTGCTGCGCTCCAAAATGCCATTTATGTTTCTCCTTTATTACTTATAATTAGTGTTAGTCATCAAAACTTGCGCCGGAGCGGAAGATTTCGAAATCGATAGCAATGAACTCAATAGCTTTTGTTGGCTTAAGGAGAACTCTTGCATAAAGTGTATTTCTATCAACTAGTTCTGGTGTAGTTGTTGTCTCATCTAAGATGAGCCTGTAATCTTCTAGGCCGAACTTAGCCTTAACGTCGTCCAGAACTGGCCTTGCCCTAAGAAGGAACTGGTCCCAAGTATCTTGAACATTTGGCTGGAATAAAGTTGTGTTTGCAATTCTTGAAATTTCTTTCTTAAGGAAGATTAGCAAACGACGGACATTTACTCGGTCAAGAGCAGATGGTTTGGCTTGAAGTGTCTTCTGGCCAAAGATAACAACTCCTTCTTGTGGGAATTGAGCAATTGGGTTGACATTTACGCCGTAAAGATCATCTCTTTCTCTTGAAGTAAGACGCTTGGAAACGCCAGTTGCGACGATACCCGAAGACCCGTCTGAAAGGCCACCTCGATTGAAGCCGGCTGGTGCGAACCAAGGCTCTGATACCCTCTCTGTGTAGCCAAATGCGGCCATTGCAGCCACTGTTGCTGGAACGTAAAGAATAGCGTTTGTGCCCCTATCACGAACTTGGACTGCGGGGTAGTAAGCAGCACCGTATGAAGTATCAAAACCTCTTAGTTTCATTGAAGAAACAGCTTGATCAGGGTCTGGTAGTGCTGTTCTGTTGGTTGTAATTTGCCCGGATGTTAGCTCAAATCTTGGCTTATAATCATTTTGAATGTCGACAAGAGCAAGCGTGTCTCTGCGCTCTTCGGCCATATCGATAAGGTAGTCTGTGACAAGTGGATCTGATATGCCTGGCGCTGTTACTACATTGTGCTCAACAACATCTGGGTCTCGTAGAACATCAACTGCCTTGCGTACAGAATAAAGCTCATATGAAGTTTGCTCTGTTGCGCCGTTTATAAGCCTGTTTGCAAAAGGTTCTGGTTCTATAATATCAAAACCATCTGTGCCGCCGACCATTGGCATTGTAAATGAGTTCACGCCAGCATCTAGTAGGGCGCTAATATCTCCTGCTCCTCTAAATGAAGTTCCTGCAACTCTTGAGCCGGAAACATAAACTGGAACAGCGGCTGAGCCAGAGACATCATCAAGTGTAAAGACAAAAGAATGCTCGGTCCCTGTTGCTAAAGCACCACCGTAAGGATCGGCAAGGTCATTTGACATTCTTATTGTATAGTCTCCGTATCCTCGATCTCGGCGTGCGAATGTGCCTTGTGCGGTTGCGCCATAAAAAGCTCTTCTTGGAGAAGATACGCCATAAGCACCAGATTGGCGAAGTGATAGTCTTGGGAGTTCAAGTCGCATGTTGAAGTTGGCAACAAGAGTTTCATCGCTGTATTCTGAGCCGGTTGTAACCGACATTGTTTCAAACATTGACTTAGCTGCAAGTGTAGCAGAGCCCCCAGCGGCGCCGGTTATTTGAGTTTCTGTTCTTACTGGGCCGTAGAAGCCAAATGGAAGAAGAGAGCCGTTTGCAACACCATTATCAACTTCGTCATTCATTTCCATTCGAACATACTTAGAAATGTTGTTGTATGTTCCGCACTCTTCATAATATTTTTCATCAGTATCCCAAGTAAAGTACTTGTCACCAATTCTACGAGCAATGTAGTCTGGTGATGCAGGGTTTAAGTTCACGCCAGCAAATGACTCAATAATATTTATTGAATTGTCTGTATCTTCTGCTTTACGAACAAAAACGTCAAATGTACCGTATGGATCAACTGTTGGGTTTACGGCGGCCTTGATGTTTGCAATTGAGACTTTAATGTTTCGGTTGTCCCAGTCGCCACGAACGTCTGTTGCGACAAAACGGAAAAGTTGCTGCATATTGTCTGGTTGGTATGAGCCAGTTTCTTGTGTGAGATCTTGTGAGAAAACAAAGCCCGACTTTGCAATTGCGGCCGCAGAGGCTCTATCTGCTTGGTCGGCGCTCTCGCCGCTAAGCTCGCCAAGGAAAGCAAGAGCGTGATTAGCTGCACTCGAAAGGCTGTCAGGTGCCCCGGTCCCAGCACCACCGCCGACAACAATTTCTTCTAGTGAGCTTTCAAAAGTCTCGCCTAAGAAGTAGTTTAGTCTAGAGTCTGTACCATAAAGCTTGTCATTGGTAAAGTGTGGGTTGGTATTAAAGACCTTGCGAATATATTTTTCAGAATCTGGATCAAAGTTGAAAGTTGCTGTAAGGTGTGTGTTATCTGCCTTATAGTTCTTAATGATTGCTGTAAACTCAATGCTTTTTGAGTCTGTGCTTTCATTTTGTACCATGGTTCCGGCAGTTGTGACTGGTGTGGTTTGACCGCCGGCCGTGCTTATAAGCTGCACTTGTGCTCCATCGCCACTTAAGTAGAAAATGGCACCAAGAGAAGCGGTTACTTGGTCTAGGCCGCTGGTACCAGAAACGGCATTA